CTTTACCCATCTTTTGTAAATTGGCTTTCGCTTCAGCTACTACCAAATCACGAAACTTTTGTAACGCTTTTAATCTTTCACTCATTAACAAACAGTCATTTCGTTAGGAACTAAAATGTCAAAAGTCATAGTCCAACCAGCTAAATAGTTTTCAAATCTTTCAGCGAAGGCTTCTAAGGTTGGGTTACCGTCTACTTGAAAAGCATCCGTAAATAAGTCGCCTCGTCTAAGTTGTTCGTATAACCTATTCAGGACCGCTAACATTGTGTTTAGTACGTAAATCTCATTATCGTTACCGTCGAATATATTTGTGTCTTCGTCTTTTGATTTGTTGACAATATCCATTGCCATTAAACTCACGTTAAAACGAATTATATTACTTTCAAACGTTGCGTTATTTACTATAATATGAACTAAAGGAAATATTGTTTGCTTTGCCAAATCGACCGCAAAAATATCGCCTTGAGTAACCGTGTTTACAAATGGATCGTTTTCTAAGTTTGTTTTTAACGTATCTAAAACAGTGTAATAATTAGCCATGTCGTTGTATTTTTTTTAATTCTCGTTCTTCTATTTCTCGTTTTTGTCTTTCATAAGTGAGGTAGGTAAGACACTTTCTAACTCCCAGTCGGGTAACTTCATCAAACTTTGTAACGTCTCCCTGAGAAAGCGCATAGATTGAATTGTACCATCCCCATCGTTTATTAAATTGCGTTCTTTCGCTAAAGTCATTATCTTCGGATTCTTCTGTATCTCCTTCTCCAAAGAGGTAAGCGTATGTTGAACTAAGTCGTTTCCTAAACTCGAAAAAAAAACCGTTGCACCTAAAACAACATCCAGCGAAGCGTACTTCATAACATCACTAAATTCGTCCGTTCCTTTGTACTCAAATATTTCGTATCGGTCTTTTACTTTCTTTGTAATAGGTCGGTACATTACCGCCATCGCTTTATGAAAAGTTTCTACGCTTGAAATATTACTTTCTAAATCAATGTATTCACCGAAACTCATATCTTCCAGATTAGGAATAAACCCGAATTCAGTGTCTTGAATTTTGAACGTAGCTTGAAACTTAGGCTTCGCTTTGAATATTTCGTTTAAATGTAGGGTTAAGCTTTTAACGTCGCTCCATTTGACCTTTACAACGTCTTTCATTTTCAGACCGCAAAATATTTCTATAGTCTTTTGACCTATAAACTCATCGTCATTTGACTTTTCGACTACCTTCATGAACTCTTGGTAGCTCTTTAAAGGTATTTCACTTAATGAAGTAGGTATTACAATTTCTGTTTTCATTCTATATATTAACTTTTAATTCGTGTTTTTGTAGTTTGTAAATATAATTCACACTATTTGCATACTTGAACGGGTGCGAAATATTATATATTTACCAAATGTGGTATTTACCGTAGTTAGAATTCATACCTAACGTTTCCATTTCGTGGTATCGTAGCGCATCAATAGCGTGGTTATTTGTGTCAATCGGTTTGTTTAGGCGTGTGCCTTGTTTATCCGTGTCCCAGCAATAGGCCCGAAGTTCTTTAATTAAGTTTGTGCTATTTGAAGTAACTAAATATTCATTACGTTGCATAACATCTATTCCGTAGTTTATTGAATCCTTGCCCTTTGTAACGCCTTTAATTGTTATTCCGTAGCGTTTTATTTCTTCAATGCTTTTAGGTTCGCTTGAATCAGCGTAAACGGGTACGTGTTTCGGTAGTGCGTTTGCAATATCACTATTTAACATTCCCGTTTGATACTTCAGTTCGTTTATTATTCGTTGCCCGTTGTAATTGTATATTTCAATTATTGCAGTTGGATCATTTGTATATCCGAAGTCTAATCCAATACCGATTAAATTTGCTTCTTTCGGTAGTATGTCAATAGTTTTCCAATTACTAAATATAACACCTTCTAACATTCCTATTTCGCCTAATCCGTAAACCCTCCACCAGTTACTCCAATACGCGCTTGTTTCAGCTTTTAAACGGTTCTTTTCTATTTGTTGTACAATACTATTGTCTAAGGCTTCATTGTCTTTGTACGTGAGAATTAAGAAGTCGCTGTCCTGTTCGTCTTTTAGTTCGGTATGTACCCAAAATTCATTTGCCGGGTTGAAGTCTAAATATATAGCTTTTTTTGTACGTATTGCAAGTTCGTTATAACTCTCAAAGGTTACGTTGTTACATTCGTTTATATAAAGTACGTCACGCCTTGCACCCCGTAATTTACTTGAATCGTCAGCACTAAAAAATTCAAAGCTACTACCGTTTAAAAATTGATAGGTTAATAACGATTTGTTAAATTGATTTTCGTGCCATTTATTCATCCACTTCATTAGCTTAATAAAGTCTTTTAAAGCACCCCTACGTAAATGCGGAATACTTTCAGCAACTACGCTAACTTCAAGTCCGTGTATTGCAGAAGCACGTGCAATTAAAACGGATAATATACCGTACGTTTTCGCCGCACTTGTGCCACCCTGAATAATACGAACCCGCTTTTTGAGTTTAAGTATTTTATTCGTCGAAGTCGTCCGCAGAAACATCAGGAAATATTGGTTGTTCTAAAACTGTTTGTTCAATTTGTTGAAGTGGCGCACCGTAACCGCTATCCATTAATGCTTTGTAAGCTGCTACATCACCCTCACGTGCTTTTTTAATTAGTGCTAAAGTCATTAAATCTTCTTGACTCATTGTTTCTTCAGCACCCGTTAAAGGGTTCTTTAGCTTTTGATTAACTTCTAACCAGTACTTTGCTATTGTGCTTCTATTCTTTGCTCCTTTAGGTCTTCCGTTAGGGTTTCCGCTTTCGCCTTTCTCCCAAGCTGGTTTTAAATTATCTTCTTTTGCCATAATCGGTGTTATATCGGTGTTTACTTTAAAATTTCTCCGTTGCGCTTAATTTCTAAACTCGGGTCGAGTTTTTTCATTCGATCGATTATTACTTGGCAGTATTTAGGGTCGTATTCAATAATTCTTGCTTTACGATTTAATTGTTCACAAGCCACCATCGTAGTTCCACTACCTCCAAAAGCGTCTATTACAATATCTCCCTTTTTAGAAGAGTTTTCTATTTGATAAGAAAATAAACCTATTGGCTTCATTGTCGGATGTTCTCCATTACGCATTGGTTTATCCCATTCAATAACTGTCGTTTGTTTTCTATCTGAATACCATTTGTGACTATCTCCTTTTAACCATCCATATAAGCAAGGTTCGTGTTTCCATTGGTAATCTTGTCTTCCCATTACCATTGTATTTTTAACCCATATAAGTTGTTGTTTTAACAACCAGCCAGCATCAACCATTGCTTTACCAAAATTAATAACTTCAGAAGAAGCGTGCCAAACATATATCGCACCACCTTTTTTTACTGCTGTTGTCAATGCAGTGTAAAAATCATAAAGAAACTTATAAAAGTCATCATTACCCATTGAATCATTTTCAATAGTAAGTGCATCTTTTGTTTTACCTTCATAAGCAACATTGTAAGGAGGGTCAGTTACAACCATATCTGCTAACTCTCCGTGCATTAACTTTTCAAATGTATCTGTTTGAGTACTATCTCCGCAAAGCAATCTATGCTCTCCAATCTCAAATAAGTCTCCTAAAATAATATCAGTCTCAATACCACCTTCAGGAACATCAAAATCATCTTCTTCAGCTTCAAGTTCTTCTTGAACACTTAAATCAACTGGCAAATCTAAACCCCAATCGTCTAACTTTTCAGCGTCCCATTCATTTGCTAAACTATCCCAGTCCCATTCACCAAAACCTACATTATCTTTAATTAAAAATTCGTTTTTTTGTTCCTCCGTCCATTCGTCTGCTATTATAATTGGTATTTCTTTCAATCCTATCTCTTTACAGGCTTTTAAACGCATATTACCACCTAAGACAACGTATTTATTATCTACGTCTGTAAAAACGACTAACGGGCGTTTATTTAGCATATCAGGAAATTCTTGAATAGACTTAACTAACTTTTGAAATTTTCCGTCTTTTATTATTCTTGGGTTCTTCGGGTTGGGTTTAACCTCGCTTATCTTTACTAACTTCATTTAATTTTTCTTCATAAGTTGTTGAACATACCGCTAAACGTTGGTCTATATCTTCGTATTCAAAAGTCATTGTATCGTCAATCATGCATCTTTGAACGAAGTCTTTTTTACTTTCGTCTTTTCGTGGCTTAGGAATTGGCATCTTCGTACGTGTTAAATAATATCTCTAATTTATTCATTACATCACGTAAACAACTACCACAAGAAGTTGGTTGCATATTTACTTTAAATACTCTATTGTAAATTCTTAATAGTTCTTTTTGTTCGGTAGGCTTCATTGAATAACGTGTTTCAGAATACCATTCTTTTAAATATTCGTATTCGTCTTTTAGTAGGCATTCAGGTTT